AAAACCTTTGTAAAAAAAGATAGTGCTTTCTGTTTTTGTAGTTTCCGACTGCTAAAGAATCTAATGCACATAAATGCTCTAATTCATTCTTATTATAAAAATCATAAAGAATGTCGGACATATAGTTAAATAAACTAAATTCTCTTTCTTTAAAATGTTTCATTGTTATTTCTCCTATAAAAAAAGGAAGTAGCGTTTATGCTACTTCCTCAAATTTTGCTAAATATTCCCAGACTATTTCTTCGCCAATAATATAAACATACATATTCACTACTTTTTCTGGCTCTGATAAATCAGTAAGAACTTCCCCAAAATTATCTTGCTCATAATCTTTAATAAAGTTAATTACATCAAATACCATATCGCCTAGCCATTCTTTAGCTTGATAAGTGCCAATGATGTAATAGTCAGTGTTAAAAGCGTGATGATGTAAATCATCCTTATTTTCTTCTATCCATTCGGCATCTTGATCGTTTATATAATCATCAAAGTATTCTTTGATTTCTTCTTTTTTATATTCCATTGATAATTCTCCTTTAATTAGTTAATCAATTCGTTTATTTTGGACTAATCAATATCATTGTCAAGCATTAAATAGCATTTTTATACACTTTATATATAAGTAATAAATAAGCTATTTAGTGAATAAATGACATAAAAAGATTAAAATACCTTATGGAAGCAAAGAAAAAACCAGGAAGAAAGCGTATTACTTTCACAGAAGAACAATTAGAAGAAATTAAACACTTAGCTGGTCTTGGTGTGTCAGAATCCGCAATAGCCGATAAGATGGGCGTTTCATTGAGTACGATTGCTAGGCGTAAAAGGGAATCAGACAAATTTGACACGATGTTAAGGCTAGGAAAAATAGATGCGGTAAAGTCAGTTTCTAATGCTCTCTTTGATTCGGCTATTGGTAAAAATGGAACGCCTAATGTGAACGCTCAGATTTTCTTCTTAAAAAATAGAGGAGAAAAGGTTGCCGATTGGTCAGATGTTCAAAAAATAGAAAATACGTTTTCACTCGGAGAAGTGATCGATTCGGCAAGGCAACGCATACCAGATGCAACTCAAACAATAAAACGCCTTGACGAATCAATAGACAAAGGCAAGGGCATTTTCTTAGATAACAAAGGCGCAGATGATAATAATGGTTCTGGCTCTCTCTCTCCTTCCAAAACAAAGACAGAATCATAGAGCGATAAGGTGTTATCTTTTTCTCCGCACTTTATCGCTCGACAAAATCGCAAGAACCCCCTTTTCGTTCGTGGCGTGGTAGCGTTATATATATAACTAATGAACTAATTTTTTTTTAATTTTATGAAATATGGTGTAGAAGCAGAAAAAGAACTAATGACCGAACTATGGTCAATGAATATCAAAGATGATCCATTAAACTTTGTAAAATTCGTCTTTGAGTGGGGAAAAGAAGGCACACCCCTCGAAAACTTTACTGGCCCTCGTAAGTGGCAAGAAAAAATTTTGCGAGATATTGGAATACACATACAAAGAAATCAAAGCGTAGATTTACCAGAAATGTTCCGCCTAGCTGTAGCTAGTGGTCGTGGTATTGGAAAATCCGCTTTGGTGTCTTGGTTAATACTCTGGATGCTTTCGACACGTTTAGGTTCAACCATAATCGTAACAGCAAACACCGAACAGCAATTACGCTCAAGAACATGGGCGGAATTAGGAAAATGGCTAACTTTAGCCATAAACTCGCACTGGTTTAACAAAACTGCTACGACTATCAGACCAGCACAATGGTTTGAAGAAGCCTTAATTCGTGATTTGAAGATTGATACTGGCTATTACTACGCACAAGCGCAGTTATGGTCTGAAGAAAATCCAGATGCGTTCGCTGGAATCCACTCAAGTTACGGAGTTTGTCTAATTATGGATGAAGCGTCAGGTATACCAGCACCGATTTACAGCGTTTCTGAGGGGTTTTTCTCCGAACCGACAGCCGATAGGTATTGGTTTACGTTTTCTAACCCTAGAAGGAATACTGGCCCATTTTACGATTCTTTTCATAGCAAACGCTCGTACTGGAAACAAGAACAAATCGACTCACGCTCAGTTGAAGGCACAGATAAAGAGCTATTCCAACAAATGCTCGAACAATATGGCGAAGATTCAACAGTCGCACGTGTGGAAGTACTGGGCGAATTCCCACGTGCTGACGATGACACAGTAATTCCTATGGAGTTAATCAAAGCAGCCATAGATCGTGACGTAGCTTTATCCGCAAGCGCACCGATTATCTGGGGATTAGACGTTGCTCGTTATGGTGGTGATAATTCTGCCCTCTGCGTACGTCAAGGCAATACAGTCTTAGAAATGAAATCTTTTCAGTCTATGGACTTGATGCAATTATGTGGTGCGGTAAAAAATAAATTTGATGATTGCACCGCTTTAGAACGCCCACAAGAAATTTTAATTGATGTTATCGGTTTAGGTTCTGGGGTAGTCGATAGACTAGCC